GTGTCTGCAATCAGGACAACATCAGCCTCTTTGGACGATTCGCAGAACCTCTTAACAAACATCTCTTCATTCTTGCTGATAGCATAGATTGCAATCTTGAGCTTGCGGTAAACAAAGACGGCAATCTCATTCTCAATAAAAGAAGATGAAGGGTCGCCAAAGGTTTGGATCAAGTCTTCTTTAGTCCAGTTGTCGGTAACGTGCCGCTCATACGGGTTACCTTCAAACTCATCCTGGGGATAGTGCCCAACGGGAATGCTGACGATCACAGTTCCGCAAATAGCGCGAACCTTTTTGAGCAGGGCAACTGCTTTGTCTTTTTCCATGTGTTCAAGCACATCACCCAAAATGCAAAGGTCGTATTTGCGGGGGAATGGATAGGCACAGGCATCAGCAACTGTCACTAGGTCATATCGGTTGAACAGGTCAAACTTGTCGATATAAGGACGCCAAATTTCCACCCCATGCCAAAAGGCTTTCGGAGCGCAATCGTCCCTCAGAAGTTCTCGATAGGTTCCACTGCCAGCCCCAATGTCCAAAATGGATTTGGGTTGGAGTTTCTTGACTACATCTTTGATGTATTGCTTTCCCGATTCACTGCTATACGGCATACAAATTTCCTTGCTAGTAGATGGTTTTGGTTGTCAATGTGTTCGTTAAATCAGTGGGTGTTGTGATTAATGAAGCGGCAGAGTATGTGGTTGTGGTTTTGGTGTAAGCGACATGAGATGTTTGAGATGGATTTGCTCTGGTTCCATCAGTCAAAGTTCCATTGGCATAAACAAAAGTATAACCAGCAAGTGCATATGAACCAGTTTTTGACCCATCAGATGGTAGCGATGCAAAATATCCTTTCCAAGCACTGCTTACATATGCGGTTCCTCCAAAATACAAATTATCGTCTGTTGAACGTATAACTGATCCTTGCGAAAGAACACCGGAAGCAGTAATTGATTTTTGGTACTGCAAATTGCCAGACAAATCGTATTTATTGAACCACCAATATGCTACTGAAAAATCACCAGTGTATCCAGAGGTATAAATGTAATTTGAATCTGGACTAATTGATACAGAACTAGTCCAAACATATTTAGCGGACCTGCTCAATATTTTTGTCCATTGACAAGTTCCACTTGAATCGAATTTTATTAAAAATGAAATTGAGTTATTTGCTTGATATTGACCGACAACATAAATGTTTCCAGATGAATCAACTGTTATAGCAGATGGGTAAACGTCAGAATCATTTAAGCTATATTTGTATGTCCATGCCACATTGTTAGAACTATCTAGTTTCAAAATAACAATATATTGATTTGGAGCCAAATAATAGCTTGAAAGAATGTATATGTTCCCAGATGAATCTATGCAGGCATCAATTGGAGATATGCTTACAGTTGCATTTGAAATTCTAAATTGATCTAATATAGACAAAGAACTGTTGTATTTTGTATATTGTATGGCTCCTACTGTAGATGAAACAGCGCCATTACCAATAGCAATTATTTCTCCTGTTGAGTTAATAATTATTCTGTTGTTGCCACTGCCGTTTGCTACCGTTAATCCTGCGGTAGATAGCAAATTTCCAGAAGATGAGAATTTGTATAACCCAAGTTGTGGAGATGTTTGATTTGATGCGGCATAGTAATTGCCAAAAGAATCAACTTTTCCACTTATTAATTGTCCAAATGAGGTTGAATATTTTTTTTGTAGAGTTAAATATCCTTTGTGATTTATTGTGATTAATGAAGGATTATCAGTTCCTGCTTTGTTTGAGCCTGGAACAAACAAATTGTTGTTTGCATTCAGATTGACATCACTAAGATAAAAGCCTGGAGAACCAGTAAGCCATGCCATGTAATTTGAATCATCAAGAATAACATTGGCAAAACCAAATCCTTTGGCGGCTATATTCCCAACAGAAGTTAATAGTGGCATGATTACGCAAACTTAGTTTGTGACGCAAGAACATTGTATGTACTTGTTCCAGTTTTTGTAATAACAAACACATAAGTATCTATAGCACTGGCATTTCCAGAACTTGGAACAACGCCACCTTGCCATTTTGCAGTAACTACTACATCATCAATTTCAAAACCAGTTTGATAATAAGGGGTGGAGCCTTGAGTTACCAAAAAAGCAATGGTCACGGTTTGACCAACTGCCATGATGCTGCCTAAGGTGGTGGTGCTGTTACCTCGCACGTTAAGAATCCAGTTGCCAGAAGCAGCAGTGGTGTAATACAAAACCGACTGCGTGGATACATCAAAGTTAACGTCAGAATTTGCCGCCGTTGCTGAAATAGTTGTAGTCTCAAAGACGTTTGGCAAAACAGGGGAGCCTTGGGCATTCAGGTTGTTGGCAAAAGCCGATAGGTTTGATGACTGTGCCATTTTTTCTCCATTTCTTTATGTTATTGCCACAGAAGAAGTTTGAGTGTAGTTTGTAGCTGTTACCGTGTTTGCAGTGCTTGCTGCGCTTGAGGTTGCGTTTGCGTTGGCATTACCACCCCAGTTGTTGGTTGAAACACTTAAAGTCACGGGCGCATAATTCATATTGGCAACTGTATATTCCCAATTGAAAATTGTGGTTCCGGTTGAAGTATAAGCACCTGTTTTCGATCCGTCCGCTGGCAAAGCAAAAACACCATGACGCCTTGCAGAACCAACAGCAAAAGCGCCCATAATTGTTACCGTAGAAGAATCTGCAAAAACTTTGGCGCTTTCTAAAAAATTTAGTCCACTATTTGTTATTTGTCGTTGCCAATTTACTGTCCCAGTTGCGGCACTAACATTTATAAGCAATGTTGCGTTACTTGCAGAGTTTCCGACAAAAAATACAGAAGATTCATCAGCTGACATACAACAAGAAAGTGCAATATCAGCTATTGATGTTGTTCCAGAATTTAATACGGCAGACCATTGAATGGTTCCGTTCGTATCAACCTTTACCATCAAAAAGTTGTTTCCCAAAGCAGTAGTTATGTACTGACCTGCAAGATATACATTGCCAGAAGAATCTGTGCAACATCTGTTATATCGAAAAGTTGTGCCGCCAGATATGCTATGACGGCGTAACCAAACCGCTGATCCATCCGTATCAGAGATTTTTGTAACAAATCCAAATGCCGTGGCTGCTGGACCATACGATCCTGATGCAAATAAAGCACCACTTTCTTTTTTTGCAATCCCGTACATAACTGTTGGGTTGGTGGAGGGGGTTGAGTCTTGATAAAATTTTGACCAGGTAACGGCAGGAGTGCCGCTCATGTCAAATTTCCAAATAACGGCAGCACCAGAAACAGTGGATGTACTGCACACATATAAATTGGCTGGCGATGTGGCGCATCCGTCTGCTGCAAGGTTTGCAACAGTAATAATTCGGCCTCCGGTTGCAAGACCGGTGCTTGTGTTGACCTTGAATAGCCTATCATTAAAATAGCTATACAAAGTTGTCCCATCTGTTGATATTTGAGAAATTGTGCCCCTATATCCATTTACCGGCACAGCACTTTGCCATGCAATAGTCAGTCCATTCGCTGAAGACTTCCAGTGTATAGCTCTGTTTGCTCCGGAGTTGTAGCCCGTAAGATATGGAACCATGTTGGAATCTACTGACCCATGATTAAATGTGCAGCTTTGAGAAGTTGCACCAAGAGTGTTTATGTAATAGGTTCCATCGGCAATAATTGCCGTGCTGACAGAAAATCCCCACGCTTTTGCCGAATCTCCTGTGCTTCCTAATAGTGGTGGCATATCAACCTCAAGCTGAAAACTTGGTTTGCGATGCAAACACAGTAAATGTTGCCGATGCAGTTTTCAAAACCGCAAATGTGTAAATGTCGATTGCAGAAGCATTTCCAGATGATACGGCAGTTCCACCTTGCCACTTTGGCGTAACAGAAGAACCATCAACCTGAATGACGTTTGGATAGTATGCAGTCGTGCTATTTACCGCAATCAAAACAACTGTGATTGTCTGACCAACTTGCATGACGCTGTTAAGCGATGTGGATGAATCACCTCGAATGTTCAACGTCCAATTGGCAGAAGTATTTGTTGTGTAATACAAAACACTTTGCGTCTTTGCATCATAGTTTGTGGTTGATGGAGGAGCTGAAGCCGTAACGGTTGCAGCCTCAAGAAACCCGCCATTTACTGATGAATTGCTATGAACATTAATCAGCGTGGAGTACCACTGCGTTGTTGATGATGCATCAAACGTGACCTTGCCATTTACTGGAATCGTAACAGAAGTATTTATGACATTTGAGTCAATGTAAGCGCCAGACGCTGGGAAAACAGAAATCGGGTTAGCGCCTTCATTAACGACTACAATGCGCCTACCCGCTGTAGCGGTTGGCAACGTCACTCCAGAAGGATTGTTTGTTGCTGTTGTGATGACGTTATAGTCACTGGTCAAAGCACCTTGGCCTTGAGAGTTTGTGCCAGCCGTCACAGCTGCGTTGGTGCTAAATGTCTCCTGATCAAGAGTTGCTCCAGTAGCCAAGGCAACTACAGTACCGGTTCCACTTGTCGTGTAAGAAGTACCCCAACCAGAACCAGTTGAATTGGCGATGCCAGCGTCTGGATAAACCATTGAAGTTGCGCCAGTGGGACCCGTAGGTCCAACTCCTCCAGTTGGTCCTGCATCTCCCGTTGTTCCCGTAGGACCAGTAGGCCCGTTAGGTCCCGTGGGTCCCACTACCGTTGAATCAGCGCCTGTGGGGCCAGTAGGCCCGGTTGATCCAGATGTGCCGGTGGGACCGGTGGGGCCAGATGCTCCAGTATCCCCAGCAGGACCCGTAGGGCCAGTAGAACCATTTGGGCCGGTGGGTCCAGACGTTCCTGTAGGGCCTGTCGGTCCTTGTGCGCCACTTAGACCCTGAAGACCTTGGGGTCCAGTTGGGCCACCAGGACCAGTAGGACCTTGAACATTTGAGTCAGCGCCTGTCGGACCTGTTGGTCCCGTTGGGCCAATATCTCCCGTAGGGCCAGTTGGGCCAGAATTTCCTTGCGAACCAGTAGGACCAGTAGGGCCAGCAACCGTGGAATCAGCGCCTGTCGGTCCCGTAGGGCCAGTTGGGCCAGTTCCGGTAGGACCAGTAGGGCCAATAGAACCTAAGCTCAAAGTTGTGTAAACAATAGCTTGGATTAGGTCGCCAGCAACACAAGCAGCAATTGTAAAAGATGTGCCGCTAGTAGCAGTCAAATCTGCGCCAATTAGCTTAGAGCCGTTGCGATAAACATCGATATACCCAACTGGATAATCCAGAGTAAATGACGTTTGACCAGCGGTGGCGATAAATTCCGTAATTGCACGGGTTGTGCTTGCCGTTCCTGTAGGTCCCGTAGGTCCCGTAGTTCCAGAACTACCTGTAGGACCCGTGGGACCCGCAGTACCGGATGTGCCGGTAGGTCCGGTAGGGCCCGTGCTACCAACAGAACCTGTAGAACCTGTAGGACCAGTGGGACCTTGTGCGCCCGTGCTTCCTGTTGGGCCTGTAGGACCGGTAGAACCATCGGTTCCAGCAGTACCCTGTGCGCCTGTAGGTCCAGTAGGACCTGCTACGGTTGAATCAGCGCCCGTAGGTCCGGTAGGGCCCGTGCTACCAACAGAGCCTTCAGGTCCTGTTGGACCAACATAACCTTGATCACCTTGTGGGCCTTGTTCGCCTTGAATGCCTTGAGAGCCTTGCGCTCCAGTTGGACCGGCAAAACCTTGAGGACCTGTAGGACCAGTTAGACCATCAGCACCAGTTGGCCCTGTGGGGCCAGCCACAGTGGAAGCTGCACCAGTAGCGCCTGTTGGCCCTGTAGGGCCTGCAACACCTTGAGCGCCGTCAAGGTTGAAAGTCCAATCAGCAAAAGTGCCTGAACCCGTATGGTTATTAATATCAACAACAATGACACCGGTTGTACTGTTGTACGAGACAACAGATCCGTGCATATGGGTAGTCGTATCACCGTTGTAACTAATAATGATGTTTTGGGCTTCCGAATAAGAAAGTCCAGTCCCAATGGTCGCCGTTTTTGTACCATTTGAAACAGCCAAAGATGTGGTGCTAGTGGTTTTGTAACGGTCACCAGAAGCTCCTGGAACACCAGTCGGGCCGGTGGGGCCTAAATCACCTGTTGGGCCAGTGTCACCTTGGATTCCTGTTGGGCCAGTAGGGCCAGCGGCTCCAGTAGGGCCAGTGTATCCTTGAAGTCCATCATTACCTTGAATGCCTTGTGGCCCAGTAGGACCCCGATCACCTTGAATGCCCTGAATGCCTTGCGAGCCCGTGGGGCCAACATTGCCTTGTGCGCCTGTGCTACCCGTAGGACCTGTTGGACCGTTTGTTCCATCAGAACCAGCAGTTCCAGTAGGCCCAGTTGCACCAGTAGGTCCTTGAGCGCCCGTCAAACCTTGAAGACCTTGTGAACCAGTAGGTCCTACGTTACCTTGTTCTCCAGTAGGCCCAGTGGGTCCAACTACATTACTTGCCGCTCCCGTAGGTCCGGTAGGGCCTGAACCGCTAGGACCAGTAGGGCCAGAAATACCGGTTGTTCCAGTAGGCCCCGTTGCTCCAGTGGGACCAACTGCTCCGCGAATGCCTTCCGCGCCCGTGGGACCCGTAGGTCCAATAGGACCAAGAATTGGGCCAGCATCTACCCAGTTAACACCGCTCCAGACATACAAATGACCGGTGTCAATAACAAGATATGTATCTCCATATAGATTGCCCTCAGTAGGCAATGAATATATGTTTTGTACAACACCTTTAAGATCAATCCCCGTGCCTATTGCACCTGTTGGTCCTGTGGGGCCTACAACTGGTCCTGCATCTGCCCATGCCATAGTTTATGCCCCAAAAATGTAAGTGGTTCTAGTGCTTTCAACGAAATACACAGAACCGGGAGGTGCTGAAACAGGCAAATCACCGGGAGTTGCAACACTTCCATTGATTTGAATACCTGATCCCTGAGGCCCAGTAGGACCAGCACGGTAAATAGGACTTGGATCAGTCCAATTTAATGTTGTAGGTGCGCGACTATTAACTAATGCAATCGACATCCAGGTCGGCAATGTCGGATTAATAGGAGGCGCTGTTAACCAACCAGTAGGAGGCGTTCCTACGTTAGTTTCAAAATTCCATGAACCACCAGTAGGAATGGCTGGTGAATTAGCAGATGATTTAAAAATCAACCACTCAAAATATGTGCCGCCAAAGGTCGTTGTTTGACCGTACAGGCCAGTAGACTCCGCGCTTGGTACGGCAGGAGTTGCGCCAGCAAGGCTTGTTCCGTATAGACCAACTGTTGCCATTTACATTCTCACTTGAAGGAGTAACGATAATCGCGAGGCTGGAACTCAGAAGTCAAATGCTGGTCGCCGCCGCGCCACTTGCCCTTGTAGTTTTGGTCTTCGATCAGCCCATACGAATCATCAAATCGGCTCAACCATTTTTGCGATTCAGCACTGTTTTTTGTCTTGTCATAGTATGCCCAAAGGGTAGCATACAGATAACCTTCCGGGAAGGACGTTAGCACTGCATTATTTTGAACCAACGGATTCAAAGGGTCTGCTGTGGGGCTAAACAGAAAGGGAAACGTCTTCTGAAAATAAGCCTTGATTGCTACGTTTGCGCCAGGGTTTGGCGTAAACACATAATTTGGGCCAACTTCAGAAAATGAAGCGCGAATAACCCGTGGCACACCAAAAGGTTTGACATACAACTGGTCAATCATTCGGCGGCGAATAATCTCGCGGTCACCAACTCGGTCATAAATAATCCAAGGACCCATTGAGGCAGCGGGAGTACCCGGAGGAACCGAGGTATTTGGAGTCTCTTGAAAGAACAGAATTGGAAAGGTCATATCCGCAGGGATAGGAGCCATTCCGTTTGCGTTGGTTGTCAACACTGAGGGGGTGCTTGAATACGGGTCAGAACGCAAAGCAGGCAACTCGAGCGTTCTCATTTTTAATTCAGCATTTTGAACACAAGCCAAAATGTCTGCCGTCATGTTGTTGGGCAAAAGCAACAAGGTCTGCGGGTAAGTGGCAGATGCCCAAAATCCATCAGGATCGTTAACTGTAATAGTGCTAGACGTTACGTTTAGTACTACAGTGTAAGGAATAAGTGCGCTATATCCAACAAAACTGCCATTTGCCACTTGTCCGACAGGGGTGCTGGAAACAGTCAAAACGCCAGTTGAAGCATTAAATGCAGTGACGTTAATACCGGTAGATTTTGGTACGGCTCCAACCCATTGAGCGACACGGCTAACTAAAGCATTAGCGGATTGGATGAATGAAGCCATAGCGCATCCTTACTTGGTGGCAATTAGTGGATTATAGGGAATTGGAATCTTTCCGCTAGGATGACAAACGAAATCTGAGTAAAACTCATTAATGATTGCGTAAAACTTGATCTTGTCTTCCTTGTCCCTTTTGATAAGTTCCCAAGGACGGTTATTAAACCATTTGGATTCAATTTCCTTGGCGAAACATTTGGGAAGATTCATCATATGAGCAGTGCCGGGGAAAAACGGATTATCCGTCCCATGCTCTTTGTAGAACTCACGCAGATTTTTGCATTCTTGGCGAATGGCTTCTACGTTTTTTTGTTCGTACTGTACATAGCGTTCGCCATCAATAGCTCCCACTTTGTACTTCATGTTGCCGGTATCAAAGGTCTGTGACCAAGTACCGGACTTGACTTCGTTGAAGAGTTTGTCGTTCTTGCGGAAAACCCCGTCTACACCACCTTCCAGAATACCTTTTGTGTAGTACTCTTCGTTGATGATGGCTTCTTCGTTGTTTGCGTTTAATCCCATGCGACTCTACTCCTTTCCAAAGGAGCCCCTTTCAGAGCCCCTTCAGAAAGACACTGAAGTCGATCAGGTCAAGTAACGAGCCACTTGTGCGCTCGGACGGGGACCCGTCACGGCAGCACCGGTCGAGGACACGCCAGCCAAAACAGCCACACCAGCGGGGTTACGCACAATCAGCGTACCTTCCATGATGTACTGATCCAACGAGGCATCAGCGTTGCTGTAAACCTCATTGTTCGGGCCAAGTTCGCGCAACGAACCCCACTGGATAACGTCCGGGTTCATGAACAGAACGGAGGTGTTGTCAGCGCCGGTCTGGTCCATGATCCAGTTGTCATCGATCTGGTAGGTGTAGTTGAAGTCACCTTCGTAGGTGCTGATCGTGTCGCCCTTGTCAGCCGGGTTGAAACGGTTGATAGAACGGCTGGTCGGCATCATGTCGCTGATGTGGGTACGCATCGAGGTCGGAACCACCATGTTGGTGATCTTCGCATTGAAGCGCTGTTCAGCGGTCGTGACCAACTGCTTGTACAGGTAGGGGCTAAACTGTTGCAGCGTTTGACCCGTGGAGAACGAGAAGTAACCTAGACCGGCGTTGGACAACACACCGTTGAAGGGGGTGTTGGTGCTGGTCGTGGAGGTCGTATCGTTGCCGTCAGACGTAGCCAGGTTCAGAACAGCCGTGCCAGAGGTCGGGTTGCCAGAACGAGTGCCTGCGAAAGAGTACAGCGAGCCAAAACGGCGACCGTTGTTGGGCGTAGAACCTTGCGTGGCAGCTTGACCGGAGTACTTGATAGAAGCACCGTCAGCGCGAACCATTTGCAGTTCAACGTCAAACATGATTTCCGTCAATTGCTTGACTTCTTGGTAAGCCTGGGGATCGCCACCAGCCTGCTCAACTGCACGGGCCGTACCGGTAGCACCGATCACGGTCGTGAAAATCTGGGTGTAGTTGCCCAGGTTAGAACGGGTGTTGGAAGCAGCAGCCGTAGAGTCCACAGAAGCGCCTTCCAGCTTGGCGTTCAGGCTGGGGGTGCGGAAGTAGTCGTTGGGCCAAATGTGCAGAGTCGAATTGACTTTGCGCTTTTTGCTCATAGCCATGTTTGTGATCGGGGTGCGATCCTTCACATAGTTAGAAACGGTCATGTCCAGGTCTTTTACAACGATATCGGTTGCATATGCGCCGTTACCGTTACCCAGAGAGGTAGAGGTGATGGTTGCCATGTTAAAACTCCAAGAGTTAACGTCTGCGTTTGTTTGCAGACAACAAAGTTGCTAAAAAGTCTTGCTGGGCTTTCTTGTCGCCAGAGTCAGCTTTCTTTTTCAAGGAACTCATCTCATCCTCAGGAGCGGTTTTGCTTTTTGCCGTTGGTTTACTAGCCGCAGCCAATGAACCGCCAACATTTCGCACTTTCGGGCCTTCGCGGAACTTCATACCATCTCGGATCAAACCTAGAAGGTATTCATCACTGCTGACCAAATCGATGTTTGGCACACCAGGGATAAAAGAACCACTTGCACCCTTCCACTCTTTTGACAACTTATCACGGAGTTCCGTGAAAGCCGCCTTGTTGCTCAATTCTTTGTCAGAGAAACTCTGACGGGCCTTTTCTAACTCTTGTTGAACAAAAGTTGTCCGGGCTTGAAAGAACTGCTCAACCTTCGGACGATTCGCTTTGATGAATGTGCTATGTTCTTCAATCAAACTAGCGTTGTTGCGGATAGCCGCTTCAGCTTCGCTTCGTTCAACATCATTCGTAGCACGATCTCTGATTTGCGCCCATTTCTGGTTATATTCTTGTAGTTTGACCAGTTCATCAGCGGCAGATTGCAACTGCGGAACAATCGTCAACTCCAAGCCTATTTGCAAGCCATCGAGTTCATTTCGGCGTTTCTGTAATTCCTCTTCAAAATCAGCTTTTTCGAGCTTCAATTTCCGAGCATTCTCATCAATGTCGCTAGTTTGACCAAGAAGCGTAGCCGCCTTCTTTGCCGTTACCTCAACAAACCCGCCCTCGGCGTTTTTATTGGGGATTCGGAATTTGAAGTCCGGGTTCTGCTCCGCAAACTCAAAGAAATTAACCGGATCACTATCGCCATCGGCGGGTTCTTCGGAATCCTCTGTGTCTACAGTTTCTTCAGTCTCACCATTAACATTTTCAGGTTCAGCACCTTCCTCAGGAGCCGCCTCAGGGGATTTGGCTTTCGCCTCTTCTTGTCCTGCTGGGGGCGGACTAGAACCATCAGGCTGTTGACTGTTACGCTTGTTAGCGGCAATCATTGCAGCGATTTGTTCTACCGGGTTTTCCCCAGTTTGCTCAGTGACGGTCGTGTTAGCGATAACGTCATTTTCCATAATCTTATCTCACTTGGTTAAGTTTCGACTCTTTTTTGAGCCACCTTCCCGAGATATTCCATCTTTTCGACAAAAGTCAGAAAGTCTCGGACTCCAGCAACCAGATATGCGTTGCCAATTCTTTTTGAGTCATCATCAGATTCCTCTAATGCGCTCAAGAGGTCAAACCTATATAGGTTGAACATCAATGCAAAATCTTCATTCCTTAAAAGGCGTGAAGCACTTTCACCATTTTCGATTGCCAGAACCCGCCGTTCTGTACTTGCTCCTTTTTCTGTATCCCTTGCACTTGACCTGCGATTAAAGTAATCGCGGATATTCTTTACCATGCTATACATATCAATCCTTAATCAACTTGCACTGCACTCAGCTTTCCTTGTTTGGCAGCGATAGATTCAAACATATTGTCCATGTCAATGTCCTCTGCCTTCTTCTGTAGCAGGAACGTATTTGCAGCAGTTTCTTGTACCTTGGCTTGGTTAAGTTGAACTTTAGATTGC